AGGAAAGGTATTCCTTTTAAGTCAGGCTCACGTCCTTACTATGAACAAGTATGCGACTTTATTGAACAACACCAAGAACACATACACGAAGTGGCCTTGGTAGGTGGCGAGCCTTTGTTGTTGCCTGAAAATGAACGACTGCTTGATGTTATTCCGCCTGATGCTATTGTGACTCTGATCACCAACATGAGCGTGGATTTAGACAAAAACAAAATCTTTAAAAAACTAAGCCAACGAAATCGAGTTGGCTGGAGCATGAGCTTTGACAACATCGGCAATCGGTTTGAATATGTCAGACATGGTGGTGAATGGGCGTTGTTAAAGCACAACTTGGCTGCAGTCAAAGAACTAATAACCAACTCTGGACACTGGGGCGGCATCCATGCTGTGTACAATATCTACAATGCTACACGGGTTGTGGAATTGCGTGAGTGGGCACAAGAGCAAGGTGTATCGGTACTGTGGCAGAACTTGTTTCAACCTGATTACCTTGATCCGTTCTTGCACGGCCCAGGTGTTGCCAAATTGGCAGCCGCAGAGATTGAACGTTTCTATGCCACAGGATTGGCAACATCAGTTGAACGATCATTCTTTGACAATGCATTAAACACCTATCACAATGTGACACAAGAACAACCTGTAATTTTGCAAAAATTTAAACAGCACATTGCAGAAATTGAAACACAGTATCATCCTGACAAAGCAGGTGAATTTGTGAAATTATGGCCGGAGTTCACCAGTGTTTGAGCATGCACCTTGCCATGTACAGCAACAGCATGCCAGCAAAACACTGCTATGGTGTAGTATTGACAGTGAACAAGAATACAATAAAAATTTAAAAAACACTCGGCAGCGTGAGTTGTTGGCTCATAACGGCTGGATTGATCACAAAATAGAATACCGATACAATGCTCAAGGATTCAGGTCTAGAGAAATTGATCTAGCACAGCCAGGATTTGCTGTGTTTGGGTGTAGTTTTACTCAAGGACTCGGACTTCCGGTGGATGAGCTATACCATGAAAGAATTTCAAAAGATCTCTCACTGCCAGTTGATAATTTTGGTGTGTTTGGCGCATCCAATGGACTGGCATTCAGACTGGCTCACTATTGGTTGCCTATAATCAAACCAAAATTTGTAATTTTACAAACAACTTTTAGAGAACGATTTGAAATAATAAATCAACACAATGTCAGTACTGTGATGTCTCCTGCCTTTTCTCAAGCAGCCACAGTACAGGAAGTTTTTCGCGATTGGTGGTTTACTGACGCTAACAGCATTGCTGACAAACAACGCAATGAACTGGCCATACAACAAGTGTGCCACCAGCTTGATATTCCTGTACTGGTGATTGATGTTGAAGATTTTAGAAATCCTGTATTGGGGTTATCGAGAGATTTAACTCACCCAGGTCCTCCTAGTCATCATCGAGTACATGCGAAAATAATTGATCACTTGAGAAGTATAAAGGATATACATGGCTAAAAGTTTAGAAGGTGTATTGATCAAAGCACCGCACCGGCGGCAATCATTCTCGGAAGCAGAAATAACAGAGTTTATGGACTGTGCAGATCCTACCTCGGGCCCGGCATACTTCTTGGATCATTTCTTTTACATACAGCATCCTACACAAGGCAAGATGTTGTATCATCCATTTGAGTATCAGGAACGATTGATCAATGTGTATCATAATTATCGCTTCAGTATCTCTATGATGCCTCGACAAACCGGCAAGTCCACAAGTGCTGCCGGATACTTGCTATGGTATGCAATGTTTGTGCCAGACTCAACAATTCTTATTGCCGCACACAAGTACACAGGTGCACAAGAGATCATGCAACGCATACGCTTTGCTTACGAACTATGCCCAGATCACATACGTGCAGGTGTTACTAGTTACAACAAAGGCTCAATAGACTTTGAAAACGGCAGCCGTATCATATCAGCCACAACCACAGAAACAACTGGTCGTGGTATGAGTATATCACTCTTATACGCAGACGAGTTTGCGTTTGTTCGGCCCACTATTGCCAAAGAGTTTTGGACCAGTATTAGCCCCACACTAGCAACTGGTGGTAAGGCAATTATTACATCAACACCAAACTCAGACGAAGATCAATTTGCTCTGTTGTGGAAAAGCGCCAACAAGTGTGAAGATGAATATGGCAACCCAACACCCTTGGGCATTAACGGATTCAAAGCATTCCGTAGTTTCTGGCAAGAGCATCCGGACCGCGATGAAGCCTGGGGCGCCAGTATGGAAGCACAGTTGGGAACAGATCGTTTCCGTCGAGAGATTGGTTGTGAGTTCATTATCAACGATGAAACACTGATTGCACCGGCTATCTTGGTTGAGTTAAAAGGTCAACAAGAACCCCTATATAGAACAGGACAAGTGCGTTGGTATAAACGGCCGGAGGCTGGTAAACTGTATGTTGTAGCCTTGGATCCAAGTTTGGGCACAGGCGGCGATCCTGCTGCCATACAGGTGTTTGAAGCCAATACTACCATACAAGTGGCTGAATGGCGCCATAATCGAACAACTATTCCAGCACAGATACGTATCTTATCTGACGTATGTAAACACATCAACGAAACTGTTAAAGATCCCAAGAGCATTTACTACAGTGTGGAAAACAACACCATTGGTGAAGCCGCACTTATTAGTATTGCAGAGTTTGGGGAAGAAAACATTGAAGGCTATTTCCTAAGTGATAACTCTGTGGCTGGTGGCAGTCGTAGAATCCGCAAGGGATTTAACACCACAAACAAAAGCAAACTGTCTGCTTGTAGCAAGTTAAAAATTCTAGTGGAAAGCAAAAAGATGACCGTCAACAGTGCTCCACTGGTATCAGAACTCAAAACGTTTGTAGCACACGGAACAAGTTACGCTGCCAAACCCGGCGAAACAGACGACTTGGTTATGAGCACACTGTTGGCCATACGCATGATGCAGTTGTTACAGAACTATCACACAGAAATGGACTCGCAAATGCGTGATTTTGGCGATACAATGATAGAGCCTATGCCGTTTTTTGCCACATTACGTTAAAGCTAAATTGGATAAATAGAACACTATGGCACAGAATACTCCCGGACAACAACTTTTTGACCTATTGGTCACACGCGGCTTTGACCCAGAAATACTAGACAGCACTGGCAAGCCTGCACCCACAGCAGAAGATGCTGAGATTTACAGTTTTGAATTTGTCAGTTCTGGCGGCACCAACTACGGCACAGTGGTTGTGATGCTGGGAGATGATAAACAACTGGAATTGTTCAGCGGTGACAATGTGGGCCGCGGCATGGACAGTGAAGATAAAACAGAATGGTATGAGTTCCAGCATCAACTTAAAAACTTTGCCACAAAGAACTTTATGACATTTGGCAGTCAAAACATCAACAGACTCAAGTACAGCATGCAAGGTCAGGCAGCACTCAAAGAAGGCCTGTTTGAATCGTGGAACGGCACAAAAAATGTGAGTTGGAATGGTGATCCTGATTCTGTGCGACTAATGATACGTCACAAGCGTCCAATGGGTGTTAACGAAGCACGTTTCCGCCAAGTTGAAAGTTTGTTCTTGGAAACAGCCGAAGGCGAACGCTACAAGTTGCCATTCCGCAACTTGGCCGGCGGTCGCGCCATGGTAGAGCATGTGCGTCAAGGTGGCAGACCCTATGACATGCGTGGACAGCACATTGCCAACATGGTGGAAGAACTCAATGTACTAAGTCGTTTCCGCAGAGCCAGTCATGGCCGTGTGTTTGAAGGCGACACTGCCAATCTGGTAACTCAAACAAACGAGTATCATGCCACAATGAACCGAGCTCTTAAAGGACTATCCTCATCACGTGGATATAACACATACTTTGAAAGTTGGAACCCTGCTGACATAACAGAGCAAGATGTAATCATCGAAGACATTAAAACACTATTTGTTCAAGAAACAATTGATTCGCGAATTGAACAGGCCTTGCCTATCTTGGCCCGTATACAACAACAAGGAACTGCAATGAAAGAAGCAAACATATTTGAAGCCTGGGCTGAAAACCTATTAGAAGGCACATGGGCCACACCCAACACCCCAGAGCAACAGCAAGAACTCATTGCTCTGTTGTCACAAGAGTTGCCAGTTGGTGCAGATGCAACCAATGCAACCGAACAACTATACAGTTTGGTCGGTGACGACATCCTGTTCGATCAACTGCAAGATCTGGCCGAACAAGATGCCAATGCTGATTGCCGTAATTTGGTTATTGCACGTATCAAAGACATGTCCAACAAAGGATTTGAAGATTTTGAGCCAGTGCTAGACGCACTCAGATCAGAACAGTTGGCTCCTGCTACAGTGGCTCCAGAAGCACCAGTAGCCGCTGCACCAGCACCAGCAGAAGTGCCACCCCCTCCTGTGGCCGAACAAGATGATGAAGAATATTCAGTTGATGGCGGAATGAACAATGAACTATTGCAAGATGGCATGCTTGGAGCAGTCCTTGGAGGTGCCGCCGGTGCCGCACTAACAAAGAGCCCAGGTGGTGCAATGACAGGTGCCAAACTAGGCAGTGCCGCACAAGATGCATTTGGTGAAGAAGAAACAGACGGATCATGCAACTACACGGCTGAAGGCGAACACTGCCCAGAACACGGCTTGATGGAGTGCGGCAGCATGTACGAAGATGAACAAGATACAATCGGCCGTTTGCGTGAACTATCTGGAATGAATATGTCACAGCAGGTTGTGGACGAAGAGACTAAACAAAGAGATAAATTCTATTATCAACGCAACGATATCTGGAGAGTCATGGACGGTGACGAAGTAGTTGACGAATACAAGCCAGCACGTTATGAAGTTGTTGGCGCCAAAAAGTTATTGGCTCAATATGATGACGACAATATTGATGTTACGCACGTTATAAGCCCAATGGGAGTTGTTACATACTTGTATGGCAAGCCAGAAGATGACATGGATGAAAGTATGACAGAAGGTATGACAGAAGGTATGGAAGACAGTCCGGTGGCCGGTGCTATTACACGTAGAATTTTAATGCAACGTGCAGACTTACTAAGCAAATATGGTCCTGAAAAAGTAACAGCCGCCATTGATGAAGTTGCAGACTTTGTGGGCGACGTTGAAGAAATTGGCAGCAGTGATGTCAGTGGCTGGATCAAGCAGGTTGAACAATCATTGGGCAACATGGCAGAAGAGGTTGCAGTGACAACCGGTAACCCGCCTCTGGAAGAAACATTCCAAGACGAACTAAATGATCTTAAAAGATTACTAGGCGAAGGGTGGAAAAGCGAACTTGCCGGCGGAACATTAGGCGGTGTTGGCGGAACAGTTGCTGGATCTGCATTGGGTGCATTAGCAACCGGGAGTCCAATTGGCGCAGCGATAGGTGGCGTGGTAGGTGGTGCCGCAGGCGGTACCGGTGGTGCCATGTTAGGTCGCGAAATGTCCAAAGAAGAACAACTAAATGAAATTGCTCCATTGTTGGCAGCAGGCGCAAGAGCTGTTATACCCTTGTTGGCCAAAGTTGGTCCTAAACTGGGTCAGATGGCATCAGGTGCAGGCAAAGCCGGAGCCCAAGTTGCTGGAAAAACAGCCGCTGGCATTGGCCGCGGCACAGCGGATGTCGCCAAATCTGCCGCACAGTCTGCGGCACAGAATGCAGGTCAAATCGGTCTAGGAGTTGGTGCATACCAAGCAATCACCGATGTAGCAGATAAGATGGTTGGCGGGGTTGGCGAAGTATATCGAGACGCTGGGCAAGCCGCCAGTGCGATTGCTCAAGCAGTAGGTGGTGCAATCGACGGAAAAACTATTGCCGAACTGGCAGGAGCCGCAGTTAAATACGCAATTCCAGTTGGTATATTGTTGGCTGTGCTGTACGGTGGCAAAAAACTCATTGACCAAGTAATGGCTGAAGGATTAGCCGGCGCAGCAATAGGAGGAGCCATTGCTGGTGCATCGGGCGGACTGGGAATGGCTCCGCTTGGAGCCCTTGCGGGACACGCTATTGGTGATACCCTAGGATCCACTACATCCAACAAAGGATCTCCCGCTCAAGTTAAAGAAACCACATCATTACAAGGCCAATATGGTCACTCCGGTAAACTGCAAAAGTTTGATGAGACAGAACAAGATGTGCTACACCGGTTGCGAGAACTGTCCGGAATGATTAGATCATAAAATAGTCATTAGAGCAAATGCGTCATAAATATCATTGACGCTGACACTAAAAGCGTGTACACTACTTGTGTGACACGCTTTTTCATTAGCATCACAGGCAACTTAGAAAACATTTTATAACACTAGAAAGGCAACTTAAAATGGCATCATTAGCAGACATCCGAGCACGTCTCGCAGCCTCAGAAGGCAACAACAAAGGTGGACAATCCACTGGTGGTGATAACGCAATTTATCCACACTGGAATATGGAAGAAGGCGCATCCACTACACTACGATTCCTCCCAGACGGCAACACAAAAAACACATTCTTTTGGCAAGAACGAGCAATGATTCGTTTGCCATTCAATGGCGTCAAAGGCGAGATGGAATCAAAACAGGTTTACGTACAAGTTCCTTGTATGGAAATGTGGCAAGAAACCTGCCCAATCCTGACAGAAGTACGCACATGGTTCAAAGACAAAAGTCTTGAAGACATGGGTCGTAAATACTGGAAAAAACGCAGTTACATTTTTCAGGGCTTTGTTCGTGAGAACCCCCTGGCCGATGACAAAACTCCAGACAATCCCATTCGTAGATTCATCATTGGTCCTCAGTTGTTCACCATTATCAAAGGTGCGCTGATGGATCCGGAACTGGAAGAAACTCCAACAGACACCTTGCGTGGCCTGGACTTCCGTATCACAAAAACGCAAAAAGGCGGCTTTGCCGACTACAACACTTCAAAGTGGGCACGTAAAGAGTCTGCACTGTCAGAAGTGGAACAGGCAGCAGTGGATGCACACGGCCTGTTTGACTTGAGCACATTCTTGCCCAAGAAGCCTGACGAAGCGGCTGTGAAAGTCATGAAAGAAATGTTTGAAGCATCGGTGGATGGTCAAGCATATGACACAGAGCGTTGGGGTGCTTACTTCCGTCCAGCAGGTGTATCTGCACCAGCAGGCGGCAACAGTGGTGTAACTGAAGACGACGTTGTGGCTGCAACAGCTCCTGTAGCAAAGGCTGCCCCAGCACCTGCTCCAGTGGCAAGTGCATCACCATTTGATGACGAGGAAGACGCACCAGTGGCATCCGCACCCGTTGCTAAACCAGCGGCTACAGGTCAAAATGCACAAGACATTTTGGCTATGATTCGTAGTCGTCAGAAGCAGTGATAATTTAAAAGGCTCCCTGTGGGCCTTTTAACAATTATGAATTACAAATTAGTATTTGATTGCACAGGGGACGAAATTCCATTTGAGCCATTGAATCAAGTATTGTTGGATTTTTACATTGACCGACTAAACAGTCAAGGACTGAATAGTTTTCATTGTAAAAATCCACAACACGGATCAAGAATTCTAGACAGAATACAAAAACTCAAAAAATGTGCATCGGAAATAAATCAATGGTTGTACGACTTAGCTGAACTACAGCTAGAAGATTGTGACCATGAACAATACCTTGATCAACGATTGCTTAACAAAATGCATGCTGATTGGGTAAGTTCTCAAAATTTGATTTACGATATACAGAAAAGACGAAGGGAAACAAACTTTTCTGACTTGTCAGAAAAGATACACGACATGTTTCCGGATGATATACAGACTCCTCCGTTGGGAGTAGTGATATCCAAGCTGGGGTTTGAAGAATTGTACAGTTCACTGAATGAACCACATATTCATAGTTTAGAACTCATGTTCAAAAACATTGAATTTGCTGTAAGCGATACCTGGACAAAAATTGCTGATAACCCGTTTGATAAAACACTGTTGACCAACCATCACGCCAATTTGAGCATATCGTTTAATCATCTCGGAAGAACGTTGTACAACAAATTTATTTTTTTCGACCACGGTTTAGAATTTGACGATGAAAATTCATTTGATGAATTGCTAGGATATGTAACACTGAGCTTGCAACCTTCGCAGACAATTCCGCTGAGTGCTGAATACGTTGCTTGGTGCAAAAAACATAGCAAACAGCCATCTGGGGATAATTTAAACATTGGAAATATTCCAGATCTCTACGATAATTTAACAAAATATCGTATAATTGTTTTTAGAAATTTGCTGTCTAATAACAAATTTTCAATACAAAGAGGATAACACATGGGAAAACCATTCGACATTTCAAAGTTCCGCAAGGACATTACTAAAAGCATTCAAGGCTTGAGCATTGGATTTAACGATCCAACTGACTGGATTGGCACAGGCAACTATGCACTAAACTATCTTATCTCTGGAGACTTTAACAAAGGTATTCCGTTAGGTAAGGTCACGGTATTTGCCTT